GATTCCCCTCCTCACTTATTGGTTAGAGCCGGTACGCCGATACCTCTAGCCGTCTAGACGGTGGGATAGACCACAATAAAAACTTAATACTTCTGGATCCAGAGGAACTTGCTTAAACCTCTTTAATAAAAACAATGGCTTTCCAATCTTCTATGAACCCTGCGGGTCTTACCCGTGGCGGTCAAAATAACGGTACGGGTGATGCCCGTGCTCTTTATCTCAAGCTGTTCAGCGGTGAGATGTTCAAAGGCTTCCAGAACAATACGATCGCTCGCGATCTTGTTATGAAGCGTACCCTTAAGGGTGGTAAGTCTCTCCAGTTTATCTACACTGGACGTACCAGTGCTGAGTACCATACTCCTGGTAACAGCATCCTGGGTGATTCCAATGGGCGTCCTCCCGTGGCTGAGAAGACTATCACTTGTGATGATCTTCTTATCTCCAGTGCATTCGTTTATGAACTTGATGAAGTTCTGTCGCACTACGATCTGCGCTCGGAAATTTCTCGTAAGATCGGCTACGCTCTTGCAGAAAAGTATGACCGTCTGATCTTCCGTCAGATTGCTAAGGGTGCACGCCAAGCTTCTGCTGTCCAGTCCGTTGGTACTGGTGCGGATCTGGTGAGCATGGAAGAACCCGGTGGTACTCAAATCCGTGTTGGTTCTTCTCTTAACCAATCTGATGCTTATGATGCTTCTGCACTGGTAAACGCATTCTATGATGCTGCCGCTGCAATGGATGAAAAAGGTGTGTCTCAAGACGGACGTGTGGGTGTCCTCAACCCTCGTCAGTACTACTCCCTGATCCAGAACATCAACACCAATGGTCTGATTAACCGTGACGTGCAGGGTACTGCTCTGCAGTCTGGTAACGGCATCATCGAAATCGCCGGTATCAAGATCTATAAGTCCATGAACATTCCGTTCCTGGGTAACTATGGTACCAAGTATGGTGGAACCACTGGTGTCACTGCTCCTGGTAACGAGGGTGATTTCGTTGGTAGCGACACCGCATTTGAAGATGGCACTGCTGGTAGCGGTCGTCACAACAACTACGGTGGTCAAGGTGCTTTCGATGCTTCCTGTGGTCTTATCTTCCAGCGTGAAGCTGCTGGTGTTGTTGAAGCTATCGCTCCTCAGGTGCAAGTCACCAGCGGTGACGTTTCCGTGATCTATCAAGGTGACGTTATCCTGGGTCGTCTCGCAATGGGCGCTGACTTCCTCAACCCTGCTTGTTGCGTTGAACTGTTTGCTGGCGCTGCCTCTGGCGACGCTGCTTTCGGTACTTCTTATCCTGCAAACGCTTGATTTTTGTTTGCTCTATGGGAGCCTCTTCGGGGGCTCCTTTTTTTTAATTCTTTATTGAGAATAAAACTCATTTGCAACTATGCCTTTCCCTACTACTGGCTCCAACACTGAGCTACAAGCTGTTAATCAGATCCTGGCGTCAGTTGGTCAGGCTCCTGTAACCACGTTGACAACTGAAGAAACTCTTGTACTTAGTGAAACCTCTAGGTTTACTGGTTATATTAACGGTACTACTCTTTATACTTCTAAAAGTGATTTGACCCAAGGGTCTTATATTGGTGGTACTGGTGTAGAAGACAACACGTCTATTGCTACGGCGCGTACTGTGTTCACTCCAAATGCTAGTGCTTCTGGTACTACACTTACTTCTACATCTGCCTTTATTCCACAAGGTGTATCGATTAGTAGCTCAACTATTACTACTGCCGTCACTGTAGATAGTGGTCCTACCGATGTAGGAAGTGGTAATTTTGAATACACCATTAGTGCAGATACTACTGCTGCTGCTGCAGATCTTACGCTCAGCCCTATTTACTATAACCATACACTAAACATTAATCACGGTACTGATGTCGGTAACACTGTTACTCAATCCAGTCTAACCCAATCTAATGTTACAAGTAGAGTTGAAACTCAAACCAACCCGGACGTTGCGATTGCACTCAACACCCTGAGGGAAGTCTCACGTGAAGTACAGAGTGAAGGATGGTCCTTCAATAAAGAATATGATTATCCCGTTACGCCTGATTCTAATAACGAAGTATTGATTCCTAATAACATCCTTCAAATGGATCTTAACAGGAGCTACACTCAAAACATTGGCAGAGATTCTATTAACCGTGGAGGTAAACTCTACGACAAACGTGCTCACTCTGATAAGTGGACTGACGACACACTCTATGTCGATGTTACTTGGTACTTTGATTGGGCAAGTATTCCTCAACCTATTCAAGGATACATTGTAGCAAGAGCTGCAACTATTGTATCTAGCCGTATTGTTGGTGATGGTGGTCAATACCAAATCCTCCAAGAAAAAGAAGGCTTTGCACGTGCACAAGCCATGGAGTATGATTGCAACCAAGACGACCTTTCGTTCTTTGGTTCTCCTAAGGGTGGTGATTATTATCAACCCTACCAACCGTTCCATACTTTGATCCGATAATGGCAGCAATTACACAACTAACCCCTAACTTTCTTGGTGGGGTGTCTCGTCAAAATGATGACAAAAAGCTACCCAATCAAATAACTGAGTGTGTAAACGGATACCCTGATCCTACGTTTGGTCTTCTTAAAAGACCTGGCATGAAGTACACTAATGTATTACGCAAAGCTAATGGTGACGCTTTTACAAAAGCTGAATTAGAAGATGCCTCTTGGTTTTATATTAACCGTTCTGTAGCTGGGTCGTATGTTGGTTGCATTAAAGGATCTGACATCTTTGTTTGGACTGCAGAAGATGGTACGTTCTGTACTATTACAGATAACGCTGGTACGTATTTAACTGATTTTGACGCTCCTGCAACAGCACCTTCTTTTCATTTTAGAAGTATTCAAGACACTACTGTTATTACTAATAAAGCAGTAAACACTGCAATGCAAGCAGCTAATACTTTTACTACAAATTCACAAGGTACAATTAGACTGCTTGGTGTAGATACTAGCGATTACACTGTTACCATTCAAGGAGTATCTACCACATTTACACCTCAAAATACAACAACTTTCAACGATATGCTATTCTACACTGGTGGTGGTAACCATGCCAGCCATATGGTAGATGCTATTGTTAAATTAATTACAGACGAACAAACAGCTTCTAATGCAGATTTTGATGGTAAGTGGTACGTTGAAGGGTATGCTAATAGTATTGTTATTCGATATACTACTGGAGCAAACGATGTAATTACCGATTACTCTGTCCCTGGTGGTACCCCACAAGATTTTACACTTACCGCAAAGGGTGGTGTGGCTAACGATTATCTTGAGGCCTTTCAGGATGAAGTAACTAACATTTCCAAGCTTCCACTAGAATCTTTTACTGGACACACAGTTAAAGTTGTGAATACGGATGCGGCTGAAGATGATTATTATGTAAGGTTTGATGCTTATGTTGATCCAGGTGGTCCTGGTTATTGGGAAGAGACCTTAGCACGAGATGTTTCTCCTGGTGTTGATGCTTCTACAATGCCACATGCTCTAATTAATACTGGAGCTACTGCGTTTACATTTGATGTTATTACTTATACAGATAGACTTGCTGGTGATGCAGTAACAAACCCTGACCCTTCTTTTATCGGCTCACCTATTACCTCTACGTTTTTTTATAACAATAGATTTGGTATGTTGTCTGGAGACAATATTATTTTGGGTGTAGCTAATGATAGTTATAATTTCTTTGCTAAATCTGCACTGACTCAGATCAATTCTGATCCAATTGATTTAAACGTATCTAGCGTGCGTCCTGTTATCTTGTCTGATGTTTTACCATCACCACAAGGTTTGCTGTTGTTTAGTGAAAGACAGCAGTTTCAGCTGTACGCAACTGACGCTAGTGTATTGACACCTAGCTCTGCGGTTATCCGTTCGTTGTCTAACTACGAAATGAATACTTCAATTGCTCCTGTAGATGTTGGCACTTCAACTGTATTTGCCAGTAAAGTGCCTGGTTACAGTAAACTCTTTTCGATGCAACTTAGGGATGTTGAACAGACTCCTATTGTTGTTGACATTAGTAAAGCTGTGTTGGGGTGGATTCCTGACACAGTTGATGTATTGACTGTAAGTCCAACAAATTCTTCAGTATTTTTTGTAGATAGGGATTCATCTGATTGTTACCTTTATAAATATTATAACAACGGTGAGGAGGATTTATTCCAATCGTGGACTAAATGGCAGATGCCCGGTACTATTCAAGGAGCACAGATTATCAATGATGCTGTAGTTTTTGTATTACAGTATGAAGATGAATATGCTATTGGATCGCTGGCTATTGATGAAACACCTGATGGTACTGTAGTTGCTACTGCAGCTAATTTTAACGGTAACCCTGTGCTAGACATGGCTACACGTCCTGTCAGTCCTGATGGTGGAAATACAGATCCTGTTGTCTATGATTCCACAAACGACATCACAAAGATCTACGTACCTTATACTCCTATCCAAGATAGAGAAGCAGCAATGCTTCTAACTATCCCTACAGCAGATGTAGGTACAGATGCAGTACTTGAGTCTGATCAAGGTTATTGGGCAGTTGCTACAGAACGTACGGAAGTTGGTACAGGGTTTCGTTACTTTGAAGTAAAGGGAGACTTCTCTGGTTATGCTGACGGTATTGTCGTTGGTTATAATTATGAGTTAGAGGTAACTCTTCCTAAATTTTACTTCCGTGACAGAAACCAAGAAACAGACTATACTGCGTTGCTCACTGTTTCTAGGGTTAAATTTTCTGTTGGTAAAAGTGGTGCAGTTACTTTTAAAGTAAAAGGAGAAGGTTCTAATCAATGGCGTAATATTCAACACACAGTTGAAGCGGATCGCTATGGTGCAGATACAAATCCTGTAACTGAGGAAAAAATTTTTACTGTACCTATTCACCAACGTAATACTAATTTTGAACTTAAAGTGACAAGCAATTTCCCATACCCTGTATCGCTGGTATCAATGATGTGGGAAGGTAACTATTCTCCACGATTCTATAAACGAGTTTAATTATGGACCTACTAACAGCAGGCGTTGGTGCTGCCCTATCAATTGGTAAAGGTATTTTCGGTGCTAGCCAAGCTGATAAAGCTAATAAAGAAGCAAAGAAAGCACACAAAAAGCAGAAAAAAGCTGCAAAGCAAGCCGTACGTGATCAAAACAGATACAATAGAGAAACGCTTAAAGCAGACAAAGAGAACTATTTTAAGCAACGTGAGTTTGAGTACGACACGGCAATTAAGTCTTGGAATCGTCAAAAAGAAATTCAAGACTTTGAGTATTTAAATGCTCTCCAACGTTACTCTAAAGACGTTGATATTTACTCTCAAAACAAAGACTTTTCTCAACAAGCTGCTGATCTATCTAAAACTAATATTCAAGCTAATCTATCTAGTGTGTTTAAAGGTCAAATGTTTGACCGAGAAGATCAAATTGCAAGCCTTAGGAAAAATCTTGCGGAAGGATCTTTTAATAGAAAACTGACTGATCTTGAACTTGAGTCTGTTGTTAACCAAAACATTGTTGGTAAGCTTAACATCAGACAAGAGATGAAAGCACTTGAAACAGAAGCTAGTTTTAAAAAGCAAGCCGATTTAATTGACAGTCTTCAAAAACGTGGTGATGCAGCATTGCGTCAAGCAGGTAAATCAAGGCAAAAAGGTATGCAATCTACCCTTGCTGAATATTACCGAGACACCGCTGCTCTTACAGAAATGTTGTCGGGTAAGCGTAAACAAAACCTTATCAAACTAGCTGAACTGGAACAAGGTACTGCAACAGCAGTTAAGCAACTTGGTCTTAAAAAGCAGCAGATTGATAATGCTATGTTGGAAGCAGCTTACGATACTGAGTTCAACATGCGAGTGTTAGATGCTGACGTTGAGAGTGCTATCGATCAAGCTGAGCGTGACATCCAAGGTGTTGATCTTCAGCAGTATGGGAGGAACCTTCAAGCGTTTGCTAGCCTTAGTATTAAACCTGAACGTCTTTCCTACGCTCCCAAGCCTGAGATGGCACCAGAGCGTGTGTTTGGTCCTGCGCTAGAAGTTGATCCAGATTCACAAGTTCCTCCTGCACCTCAACAGCAAAGCACGTGGGGTCCGCTTGTTAGTGGTATTGTTGAAGCTGGTACTGGTCTTCTTGATGCTTACGCTAAACAAGAGCGTTCTGTTACAGCTGATATTGGTAAGATAGGTGGTAGTACTGGTAATTTTAATTACAACTTAAACCCTTACAGTGGTTCTTATAATTTCCCCACTTCTTTTTAAACTATGGCACGACTAAGGCACAAGCCCAAAGAGGCTAATGAAAGTTTCAAACCTATTGAAATAAGCAAGGCTGCTATCAACCGTATGCAGGAAGAAAGCAATAGGGTTGTTGCTAACATGAAGTTCCAGCAGCAATATGAATTTCAAGAACGTCAACGGTTGTTGTCTCAACTAAGAGAGGATGCTGATTACGCTGAACGTGTTACTGCTAGGGATTTTAAACTACAACAAGAAGCTGCGCGTTCTGAGCAAGTTAACCGCCAGTTGCAAGCACAAACCACTCAACAACAAATTAATATTGATGCAGCTGCTGGTACTAAGGTATTTGAAGGGTTAGCTAAATTTAGTACTTCTCTTTCTTCTGCTATTGAAGCAGAAAACAAATACCGTAGAGAAACCGAAGAGTGGACAGCTCAAGTGCAAGGCTCTGGGCTGCTAATGTCTGACGAAACAATTCGAGTTAAGTTTGCTGAAAGTCAGTTAGATCAACGTGAAGAAGTTGAACGAACTCAAGTAAACGTAGAAGAAGCGCAGGGTATGGATCCTGCAACTGTTTCTATGGCTAGGCTTAGCAGCCGAGTAGCTTCGTATAAAGCTGATAAAGCTAACAACAATCATATGCTAGGTGTAGAAATGCCAGCATATATTGCTAACTCTACTGCACAAGATCAAGACAAAATTATTACAATTGATGGTAAACAAATGACCATCAGAACTGCACTTGCTAATCCTAGTTATATCAATGCAGTTCATGATGCGTATGCACGTAAGTTTATCAAAGAAAGAAACATCAACATTTCTGAGCGTGAGTACAACAAAACTGGTATTGAAAAATACATGCAGTGGCGTAGTATTCAAGAGCTTCAATCAATTGATAAATTTGTTAAAACTAATAACGCCGCAACAAAAGAAAGGGCAAAATATGTACTAATTTCAAAAGCTAATACAGCTGACTTTGCGGCTGAGGCTCAAAATTATTTCAGAACTCTTGCTGCTATTGATGGTCCTGTTGCTGCTTTGGATAACATTCAAGCTTTATTTCCTCTAATAAATCCTGAAACGGGAGAGTTTATGTTTAGCGAGGCGGAGCTTGCTTCTATTCAAACAGGTGATACAACGTTTGGAGAACGTAAGGGTCGGTTTGCTCAAGCTATGTTGGAACGCCAAAAAGCTGCGATCAACTACAATACCACGCAAGGTAGGTTAGATGCTGCTAAAGATCAAGCCTATATTGACCAACTTTCCAAAAAAGCTTTTGAAAAAATTAATGCAGGTACTTTTTCTAAAGCAGATGCTCAGGAGATTGAAAACTTAATTAATGAAAATGTTGGACTAGGTAAAACACCAGCATGGCTTCAAAAAACTTTAGAGCAAAATACGCTTGAATATAAAAACGGAAAGGAAACTTTAGAAACTTATGCTGAGTATGGTAGGCTTGGTCTTCTAAATCAACAGATGGTTAATGCTGCATTTGAGTTAAACTACAACGAAGGTCTTAAACTACAAAAGCAGTTAGATTCTTACAATGCAGTTTATAAGTCTAGTGCTTATAAAGAGGCAGTTAAATCTTTAGAAGGCGCAGCTGGTCAGCAACTAGGATTTTTAGATCCAAACCAAAAAGACGCTGCTAAATATTTTCTTGGCACTAAACTTGAAGACGAACTTAAGAGGCGTATTAAAGCTGCACAAACAGCCGACCCTAATGTTAATTTGGATTCATTGATCCCTCAACTTGCTGTTAAAATTCAGAGTGAAGTTGATGTAAATGACCCCGACAACAAATACTATAAGGGTGCATCAACAGATCCTAGTGCAATGCCTACGTTCCCAGGATTAGTAAATCAAGGTTTGAACGCTACTGCTGAATCTGGTATCAAACGAATTACCGATTTTGACACGTATGTTAGAAATTGGGGTGGCAATAATACTGCCATGAATAAAGCTTTGAACACACCTTATAGAGTTTTGACTGTTGAAGAAGGTTCTTATGTGCTTGAAAATTTTGGCAAACCTGGATTTAAATTTCCTGCCATGATTGATTACATTGTAGCTCAAACTGGTGGCAGAATGGATCCTTTTGTTATTGCAAATAGGGCACTGAACGCTAACGGACAAGGTAAACTTGAAATCCCTCAAATTACTTTAGACCTTAACAAAGAAGCTGATCCAGCTTTCCGACAAGTTCTTTACAACCCTGTTACTGGTCCCCGAGCAAAACTTCGGGCTTTACAAGAAATTAATGCACGTCAAACTGACCCAACTAGGTTCCAACGTCCTGCAGTTTTGCGTGATAACTTTAAACGCTCATTTACTGGTGCACTGACTTATCGTGATAATCCTGAATCATATAGGTTAGCAGGCATTGCAGTAGAAAGACTTGGGTTTAAAGTAGCAGAACACCCTGAATTTGGTGGTGTTGTACCTGTACATGCTAAAGATAGCTACCACGGTTATGGGGAAGCGTTTGACGTTACACACCAAACTGGTGAGTACAATGCTTCAATTGAAAAAACTCGTAGACTTAAAGAGCTTATTAGATCCATGGGTCTTTTTGAAGAAATTATTGGTCCTGGTGATGGTGATCCCAAGCATGAAACTCACCTACATTTGGGTGGTTTGATGCGACCATTGACTCAAGAAGATCTTGATAAACTTGAATCATTTAGATGAATTAAACTATGGCATACGATCCTAGTGAGATTTTTAGAGAGGATCCTGGTGAATTAGAACTGACACAAGACTTTCTCCAACGAGTGCAGGTAAACCCTGATAACGTTGAGATGCCTAATCCAGTTGCTGAAACACCTGATCCAGCTTCTACGGAAGAAGAATCTAAACAACCTCAACCCCAAGCTACTTCTACGGAAGAAGCATCCTCTGGTGAAACTATCACCTTTAACAACGGTAAAACGTATGATGTAGAAGATATTGAATACCGCAATGGTGTACCATTTGTCAAGCCTGAAGCTAACGCTAAGTATGGTGAAAATCAAGGTACTATTCTTGGTCAAGATATAGGTGAATATGCACAGCAAGTTAAAGAACGTACCAGTGCTATAGGTCAAGGTCTTCTTGACTTTGGTGCTGACCTTCTTAACATTATTCCTGGCGTTAACATTCCTAAGGCTACTAAATTTGAAGACGAAGTTGCTGAATCAGTTCGTTCTATTTCGTCTGTCGTAGCACCTACTATTATGATTGGTGGTGCTGGTAAGTCTTTAGGTACTGCTGCACATAGCCGTGTTGGTTGGTCCGCTGGTAACAATAAATTTGTTCAGTGGATTGGTGAACGCGGTATTGAAGCAGGCGCTGGCGCTATTGTTGGTGCTGTCAGTTCTGAGTATGAAGAAGATAACTTGAGTGGTACTCTTAAGCAATCTTTTCCAAAAACATTTGACTGGATTCCTGATAGCATTGCAACCCTAGAAACTGATGACGCTGACATGAAGCGTCAAAAGAATATTTACGAAGATCTTGGTATGGGTTTTGTTACTGACCTTGCCATTGGTGGTGTTAAATTTGCTGCAGCAATTAGTGACTCATCTGCTGCTTTGCGGCAGTCTGATCAGCTAGTTGGTGAAACAGATCAAGCACGGGCATGGTTGCAAAACAACAAACCTGAATCTGCTGAAATTACAAAGGCACGTCGTATTTGGAACAACGCAGAAAATCTTGATCCAGAATTTAGAGCTGAGGCATCACGTACCCGTACACCATGGGATGAATTGAGTCCTGACGATCAAGCTCAACTACTTGATACTTATTCAAGATCTGGTGTTTTGCGTGATACACCTGAAGACGCTATTGTACGCTCTGTAACGCGTCAAGAAGAAGCTTTGGATGAAGTGGGTATGTACGGTTATGCACTTAACCCTAATCTAGATCGACCAATTAAGGGTGTGCATGACATGTACGATTACACTGAAGTAGGTGTTCGTACTGTAGATGATTACGGTATTGTTGGAGCTGCTATTGATAGTGCACGTATTGCTAGAAACCTTGACACAGTTCATGGGCGCCTTGGTAATATGATCTCTGAACCTGCTCTTAAATATGCTGTAACTAGCACTGAAAATGGTCAAGATGTTGTTCTTGGTCTTGCTAGACAGCTAGATGAGGCTGGTCCTATTGGTATGGTAAGTAACAATTGGACTGTTTCATACGCTGATGTTTTGGATGCAAACGAAGATCTGGCAGTTCAACTGTTTGATCCTCGTATGAGTAAAGAAGACTTGCGTGCAGTACTGGAACCTTTTATTACTAGAACTGCAGAGGGTCAAGAAGTACTTATGGAAGAAGGGTTTTCCCTTGCTTCTAGAGCATTGCGTAGTTACGGTGGTGAACTATCAAACATGAATGTGGCACGTGCCCAATCACTACTTGCTGGTTCTTTGTCTGGTCGCATCTCTGACTTGTCTGAAGGTGCACGTTTGATGGAAGGTACTGCTGCAGTACGTGAAGCACAAGATAAAATCATTGACATGATGCAATATGTCACTCAGCTTTCATCTTCTGCTAAGTACTACAAGAACCGTAAGATGGGTTTGATGCGTCAAATCGCTAATGGTTTTAGAAACATTGAGGGTTATAACGAAGCTACTGTTCTTGGTGCTGGTGAAACTGCACAACGCATCTTTGCTGACTCTCAGCGATTTGCTACCACCATGCGGCAGATTGCTGATAACCAACCTAAGTTGATGGATCAGTTCCTGATGGCTTATGAACTTACTGATGGTAACGTTGATACTATCATTAAGATGAATAAGTACATTGCTGACATGACAGTCAATGTAGGTAAAGGTATCTTTGATCCTAATCCTGAAGTTCAAAACAAACTTGTTGCTGGTTTGTGGTCTAATGTGTACAACAGTATGCTGTCTGGCTTTAAAACACCTATTGCAGCGATTGCCGGTAACTTTGGTGGTATTATTTCTCAACCTATTTCACACTTTGCTGGTGCTCTTGCACACAAAGATTTTAAAGCTATTCAACGTGGTTGGATTGCGTATAGCTCTCTTAATGACACGCTAGGTAAAGCAATGCCTTATGCTGGTGAGTTGTTTAGGAAAGCTAGTACTGATCCTAATGCTGTACGTAAAGAAACACGTCTTGACCTTTTGCTAACCCAAGAGCGAGAAATGGAGTTTCTGCGTGAAGTTGCTGCTAAACAAACAGCTGAAGGTAATTTAGGTTTACAATACATCGTAAATCAAATTGAAATGCTACAAGCATTTAGTAAGGACCCTGTATTGAGGTTTGGTTCTAATGCTTTGACTGCAACTGATGGTTTTACTGGTGTATTTAATGCTGCTGCAGAAGCTAGGTTTAGAGCAATGGATGAGCTTGCAGAGGCTGGTGTACCTCTTAGTAAAGAGAATGTCAAGCCTATTGCAGATAAGTACTATAAAGAGATGTTCGATAAGAACGGTATTCTTAGGGATGATGCAGTTAAGTATGCTACAGATGAAATGGCGCTTAACCTTGACACCCCCTTGGCTAGTACAATTAGTGGTCTTGTAGAAAAGTTTCCTGCTGTCCGACCTTTCTTGTTCTTTCCTACTACAGGTATGAACGCTATTGAAATGGTTGGTAAATATGCACCGTGGGCACCATTCCAACGTGATGTTAACGAACTAGCTTTTACTCCTCTTAAAGATCTACTTGCCAACGAAGATCATGTTGATAACCTGCTTCGTGCTCGTAATATCAATCCTGATGAGATGAGTTCTTATGCAAAACAACAGCGCATTGCTGACCTAAAGTATACAACTATGGGTCGTAAAGCCATTGGTGCTGCTGCAGTTACCAGTGCTATTTTCTTGGTAATGAATGATAATATTACTGGTGACGGTATTTACGACAAAGAAGCACAAGCGTCAAGGGAGAAGAACTCTAGCTGGCAAAAACGTAGCATCAGAGGTTTGGACGGTAAATGGTATTCTTATGAAGCCCTTGGACCTGTAGCTGATTGGCTGGCAATGACCGTCAATGTTGCCGATAACTTCGATATGCTTGGTGAAGCTGCTGTTGAAAACTGGTTTAATAAACTGTCATTTGTAATTGGCGCGTCTGTTTCTGACAGAACAGCCTTGTCTAGCATGAAACCTTTGTTCGATATTGCCTCTAGAAACCCTGGTTCTATTGAACGTTGGGCTGGTGGAATGGTCAACTCTCTCGGTCCTCTTGCCTCGCAACGTGGTGAATGGAATAAGATTTTTAGAGAAGGTATGCTTGAGCTTGACTCAGGTTTTGCACAAACAATTCAAAACCGTAATACATTTATGTTGACAGAAGGCTCTAACACTCCTTATGTGTACAGCCCTGTTACTGGCAAAAAGCCTAATGGTTATACTTTTATGCAACGTTTGTGGAATGCTTACAGCCCCATGAAAGTTCATAACGAGCAGTCTGTTGAAGAAAAGTTCTTGCAAGAAGTAGAGTACGATGTTACTTCTACGTTTAGAACTAAAAATGGTGTTAAATTGAAACCACAATTGCGTTCTGAATTGTTCCGTATTATGGGTGAACAAGGGATTTTTAAATCCGCAATTGAAGACATCATGCGTGATGCTGGTAACTTTGAAACTATTCAACGGCTCAAAGCCCTTAGGAGACAAGGTGTAACTTCTGATAAGGTAAGCATTGACGATTTTGACCGTATCCATATTAGGCTTGGGCAGGCACAACGTGTTGCTGAACGAGCTGCTTATGGTGAGCTTGATCCCATGCTACTTGGAGAACTGAAGAATGCAGAAGTCGAAGCACGTTTGCGTTCTAGAGCTGCCCAAATGGGTCGTACTTTGGATGAAAATTTAAACATTCGTAGGTAATTTTTATTATGTCATGTGCTGACGTAGAAACAATTCAGGCTGGTAATGGGACAAAAGATCAATTTTCTTTTGACTTCCCATACCTTTTTAAAAATGAAATTAAGGTTTATTTTTGGAACCGCGTAACAAAAGAATACGACGAGATCGCACAAGACGGTAGCGGTTGGGGTCAAGCACCAGCTAACACGATTTATCCGTGGGAGATTACTGATGCTAACCCCACCATTGTACATTTTACTGAGGTTGACTCAGGTGGTAATACAGCAAGGGTTCCACCTGAACCTGCTGCTGTTGTAGACCCTAATGAACAGTTAGTTGATAACGTCAAGATTCGACGTGTCACTAATATTGACGACATCCGTGCACTGTTTAATGCAGGATCAGCTATTCGATCTGATGATCTGAACAAGAACTTTGAGCAACTTCGTTATGCTATTCAAGAAGCTAACTGCACAAGCGTTCCTGAAGAAGTTTACCAGTTTCTGCTAGATAACTATTGGGATCGTTTTGATAACACTGTGTACTCTACTGAGGCATGGCGTAGTGATGATGCAACCATTGCAACCACTGCTGCATTGGATCAGCGTTTCCAAGATGAGAGAGACGACACCTTTACTAAGGCTGAACTGGCTGCAGCATCTGATGTCATGCCTGACGATGATGTTGCTGTACCTACCACTGGTGCTGTTAAAGACTTTGTTGACCATGTTGTCGAAACTGACATCTTGGTTGACGGTACTGGTCTTAACAAGACTGGCTCTGGCGGTCAAGTAACCATTGGTATCAGTGCTAATTCTGTTGACTTTGACAGGATTAAAGATGTTGACAAGGTTCAACTGGCTGATCAAGTAGCAGACTATGACCTTGCTGGTGGAGATGATAAAGTCTTCACTGCTTCTGCTGCTATTCGTCGTTTTGAAAACTACGTACAAAACTCTGCACCCTCTGGTGTTGGTGTAGGTAAAGGTGCGGTGTGGGTTGACGTTGATGATGACCTGACCCTTTCTGTTTGGAATGGCACTAACTGGGTTGGTATTACTTCTGGTGGTACCTTTACTAACCAACCTAAGGTTGTCTATGTTGACGCTAGTTCTGGTGATGACGCTAACGACGGTCACCGTATTAGCCGTCCTAAGCGTACTA